CAACATCGATCGTATTATCGCCGGACAGGACCTGGTTCCCATGAAACCTTGGTTCCGGGGGTTCAAGGGTACGGTGTCAGATGACGGTGGAGGCTCGTGGGTGGCTGAGGGTACCTGGGAGACGAAGAAGGGGGTCTTGAAGATTACAGAGTTGCCCCCGGGGCGTTGGACCCAGGACTTCAAGGAGTACCTGGAAACACTCATCGAGAAGAAGGTGATTCAGAATTACACCAACAACAGTACGACTGAGCAAGTGGACTTTGACATTACGGGGTACACGGGGTCCGAGGTGGTGAAGGATTTCAGACTTCAGAAGGCGTTTCACACCTCCAACATGCATTTGTTCCATCCCACCAGGGGTATTCACAAATATGCATCACCCGAGGCTATCCTCACAGACTTTGTGGACATCAGGATGGCGGCGTACAAGGATAGGAAGGCTCACTTGGCTTTGGTCCTCGAGGAGAGGATGAAGAAGAATAGGAACGTCTCGATGTTTGTGAACATGGTCATCAACGACAGGTTGGTGGTCTTCAAGAGGAAGAAGCAGGATTTGGAGGCGGAGATGGAGTCACTCTTTGATAAGATGAACGACTCTTTCGACTATCTTTTGCACATCAAGACCTACCAGTACACCCAAGAGGCTGTGGAGGCACTCAACGAAGAGACGAGGCAGTTGACGGAGGAGTTCAAGACGCTCGCGGGAACATCACTCTCTGAGATGTGGAAAATGGATTTAAAAAATTGTGTACAATAAGATAGTATGGCTGAAGTAGGAGCCAAAGTGTCTCTTAATGCTATCGGGAAACAAGATACGTATCTCACTCGAGATGATCCCACGTATTCCTTCTTTAATTATGAACCCAAGCAACATGCAAACTTTACGAAGTTTCATAGGAGTACGAATGTCCGTACACCTCGTGACAGGGACAACTGGCCCTTCGGGGAGACTGTCAAAGTCACGATGTACCCCAAATTAATGGGTGACCTCCTCAGTAACATGTACCTGTACATGAAGTTTCCGGGTGTCACTGGGGGTATACGTCTCGCGGACCAACTGGGGAGACACCTCATCAAGTCTATTAAGATGCGTGTGGACGAACAGGTGCTCGAGATATTTCATGACGATTGGGGCATCATATACGACGAATTGTACCTCGACGCCTCTGAAAAACGCACGAAACGGTACACCATCAACAGGAACCTCGCGGAGGATACATCACTCGTGGAACCCAATGCCTCTCTATTGTCTCAGTCTGACTCTGAGCTCATGATACCCATACCCCTCTTTTTTTCACGAAAGTACGAGGGTGACGAATACGCCACGAACAAACCCAACCGTCCGTACTTTCCCCTGTGTGCCATCCATAATCAAAAGTTGGAGTTTGACATCGAGTTTCACCCACAACCCTTCTTCACGGACTACACGGCGGGGCTCCTCAAACTGGACAGCTTCGACATCATCACCGAGGAGATGACCGTGTCCAAGGAGGAGCGCACGTTCCTCAAGACCCAAAGACAAATCTTCGTGACTGACATAGTCAAGAAGCACCCGAGTGTGACGTCGGAGGTGGGTAGTGACACGTTGCGGATGGAGCTCGTGCCTGACATACCAGTCAAGACGATCAACTGGTTTCTGAGGGATGAGAACGCCACGTTTGACAACCATTTCAACTTTTCAGCCAACACCACGTATTCTGTGACCAACTCATTCTTTGAACCCATCATGGACAGTGCCAAGATATACATAAAGGGTGAAGATCTCCCCAACATACCTTTGACGAAACACCCCTTTTACAAATACGTGATACCCTTCAACAGTCGGTTGTCGAGACCCAATAGAAATATTTACACGTATACATTCTCGATGAATCCGATCAATGTGGAGCCATCGGGAAGTTTGGATTTTGGACAGTTACAATCGAACAAGACGGTGCTGGAGGTGAAACTAGTACCTGGACTGACGAAACCCTACGAGCTCAACATGTACTACGTGGGGTACCAGACGTTCGTGTTTGATGGGGGGTTCATGACGCTTGCTTACTAAAAAGGACATCGTGATTTTTACGAATGTACTCCATCACGTTATTCTTGATACACCACCTGATGAAATTCAACTGTGCCACGGTCGTATGAATTTCCTCATCTGTCCCAGGAACCTTGTAGGCAATCTTCATAGAGCGACAGAAGGGGTCGAATAATTTTTTACTGTAGCCGTCGAGGCTGGATTTATAGGCGCAGTGGACACTAAAGATTTTTCCATCGTTCGTCGTGTAGGCGAGGTTGTTTTTTTTGGAATAGTTGGTGATGAACCATTCGAGGTTTCGAAGGGAAATGCCTCCAGATTTATTGAGGAGTTCCATGAGCGTAGTTCTATTCTCGGGTATTGTGTAGAAAGTGTTTATAGATGATAGTAGAATATCTGACTTGTTCATTATTACATAATGGTAGACAAATCTCTAAACTGATTTTCGACTCGCATGACTACAGGGGGTGCGTACTTCACCCCTTCACGGTGTTTGTTTATGGGTTCTATGGGTCGTGGATCATGTATATGCTTTAGACAATATCCATCCGTGACAGCCCTATGCATACACAATATCCCATTCTTCTTCACACCCATACAGCGATCGGCGCCCAGGAGGTCTTTCCGCACAATCTTCAGGGGTACTTGATACAACGTCGACACTTTCACCACCATGGCACACAACTCTTCGTGTACCCGACGCTCCACCTCGGAGTTGATTAAACTTGCCACCTTATCAGGTATGCCCATGTCTCACTGGGGCGTCTCAGTTTTAAATAAGTCCTCGATCATCAATTGTTTCTTCTTCCTCCCCACCGGCTTCTTCCTCGGTGGCTTCGTCTTCGTGATGAGTTCACCGAATATATCATCCTTGGGATTTTCGAAGAGTGGTTCGAGGAGATCGCACACGGGGTTGAGAAACTTATTCTTGAAGTAGTACACGTAGTCCACCTTGAGACCATGCTCCAACGTGTACTTGGGGTCCTCCGCCTTTTCATACGCCTTCGCCCTCGGGTCACCCGTGTCCAGTAGGAGGTAGGGTACCCTGTCCCCCGACTGAGGTTCGGACCCCGGTTGCCGCGCACGCATCTTGTCACGGACCTTCACGTGTGAGAGATTCGAGGATTTGTAGGAATCACCCAACTGCTGTGAGAGGACCAACTTCTCGTGGTGTACCTCACCCTCTAGGAGCTCCACGGCCCTCTTCCGAGCCAGAGCCTTGGGTGCCACCGTGTCGTTGCTCTCCAACACGACATCCAGTAGTTCTTTGCACACCTCTCTCACGTGGAGTGTGTTGTCCCGTCTCACGAGTTGAAGACCCTTCACGTCTATGTAATCCATGTGCATCTCACCATCCTTGTTTTTCGTCCAGAGCTTGGCGGCGTACCTCTTTTTGGAATAGAGGAAATAGGGACAGTAGACCTTCTCGAGCTCGAGGTTGTTGGGTTTTTTGAAGAGCGAGTTGCACGCCTCGGCCGCCTTCTCACCCAGTTGCCAGCTGTACTCTATGGCTTCCTTACCAGTTCTTCCCTCCACGTCAAACTCGACCATCACTGAATCCGTGTTGTGCACGACGAGTTCACCGGGACCCACGTGGAAGTGATGTGATGCGGTCGTGAGATCATACACGTATCCATCGGTGGTTCCCAATTGTTCGAGTTTTTTGATTGTACATGGTGTTTTCCTTTGTGAACTACGTGTATATGTCATTCTGAACACAGATGGTTTATCGGTTCTGGTGTTTATGGACACGTTATACCCAAGGCGTTTACCTATTATGAAAAGACCCATAGATCCCTCTTTCCCCTTGGCATCCATTCTGATATACCCGTGTGTATCTTTGTCGCCATCAGCCATGTAATACCCTTCTAGAAAGGACTGTACCACTTCGATCGAAGCGTTCAAAACACAAGATGGGATGACCTTCTCCTTGAATGCATTGTAAAAAAGTGAACGATATTTTTTACTTACACTTTTAACATCACCGATGACATTAAGCTTGTACACACCACTGCTTGTCATAGTATCGTAAATACTTGTTTTGAATGGACAGAGTCTGGCCATTTCAATTAAAAATTCTTTGTTGGCGTTGTTCAAAGCCCAAGTATATTTCCCGTTATAGCACCCACAAGAACCATCCCCAAAGAAAAAACCCATGACCTTCGCTTCGTCTACACTTACCGTGTTTACCACGCCCT